ATGATGACAAAACTGCCACAGAAAGATAGAAGTAAAATTAGTACAATGTCAGATTCGATACACTATCGACCTAAACCAGGAACATTAATATTTTTTCCTGCCTATGTACCACACGAATTTGCTGTAGATGACGGAGTAGAACCATTTAGATTTATACACTTTAATTTACAGGCAGTTAGAAATATTGTTGTAAACGCAGCCAAAGGAATGAAATAATGAAAACAAAATTTAAAAATAATCATTTTATTGTGATTAAAGAAGCAATTGATCCTAAAGTAGCAAACTTTGTGTACAATTATTTTTTAATGAAACGACAAGTTGCTCGTACTTTTTTTGATACGAGATACATCTCACCATTTACAACTGAATGGGGAGTATGGAATGACGAACAAGTTCCAAACACTTATTCAAACTATGCTGATACAGCTATGGAAACTTTACTGTTAGCTGTTCAACCTAAAATGGAAAAACTAACTGGCCTTAAATTAAATCCAACATATTCATATGCTCGTATCTATAAAAAAGGTGATGTATTAGAAAGACATAAAGATAGATTTAGTTGTGAGATTTCTACTACAATGAATTTAGGTGGTGATGATTGGCCAATCTATATTGAAAATAAAAAGAATGTAGGTATTCCTGGTCAAAAAGATAATAAAGGTTCTGAATATACTGCTAAATCTAATAATAAAGGATCTAAAGTTATATTACAACCAGGTGATATGTTAGTTTATAAGGGTATGATATTAGAACATTGGAGAGAAGTCTTTTTAGGTGAAGATTGCGCTCAAGTTTTTTTACATTATAACAATGTAGAATCAGATGTTGGTAATGCTGAAGAAAACATTTTTGATGGCCGACCTCATTTAGGTTTACCTAGTTATTTCAAAGGAATGAAATTAAACAAGTAATTTATTCATAAATAGTTATATGAGTAAATTGGAAGAAAAGGTCAATGAAATTTTAGGCATAGAAAAAACAGAGCCTAAACAAACTAAAGAGTTTAAGCCTTTAGTGCCACGTAGAGAAGATAAAGAATCTCCAGATGTTGACAACGATTACAAGTATAGTAGAGAAAACTATTACAATCTAATTGAAAGAGGGCAAGAAGCTATAGAAGGCATACTTGATGTTGCCAGAGAAGGACAACATCCTAGAGCCTATGAGGTGGCTGGTGCCTTAATTAAAAATGTGGCCGATACAGTAGATAAACTACAAGACTTACAAAAGAAATTAAAAGATTTAAAAGAATTACCTAAAACAGCAAGTGCTAATATTAAAAACGCATTGTTTGTTGGATCAACTGCTGAATTACAGAAAATGTTAAAAAATGAAAATATTAAAAGCAAAACGATCACACCCGAAGAAACAGATACTAAAGATAAGTGATTTAGATTATATTAAATACTATGAAGAAAATGGTATTTACTTACAAGACTTATCAAAGGATTTTGAAATGGTTGAACCTATAGAAATAAATCAATATACAATATCTGAAACTCCTAGATATGGAGCAAACGGCCAACAATATAAAGAAAAAAAGTTTTCTGTTGTAAAAGGAAATCAAAGAGTTACATTAGCCAAAAAATTAGGTTATACACATATAGAAGGAATAATTTTAAATGTCAAATGACGCATATTTGGGTAACCCTAATCTTAAAAAGGTTAACACACCTGTTGAATTTACACAAGACGAAATTGTAGAATATCAAAAGTGTGCCAAAGACCCTTTATATTTTATGGAGAAATATGTAAAGATTGTTTCTTTAGATGAGGGTCTTGTTTCATTTAAAATGTATGACTTTCAAAAAAAGATTGTTAATACTATACACAAAAATAGATTTACTATTTGTAAGTTACCTAGACAGTCAGGTAAATCAACAACAACAATTTCTTATTTAATGCATTTCGCATTATTTAATCCTAATTCTAATATTGCTATATTGGCCAACAAATCATCTACGGCAAGAGATATATTAGGCCGTTTACAATTGGCCTATGAAAATTTACCAAAGTGGTTACAACAAGGTGTTATTAACTGGAACAAAGGTAATATAGAATTAGAAAACAAATCAACGATTGTGGCCGCTGCTACTTCATCATCAGCAATTCGAGGAGGTTCTTATAATATAATCTTCCTTGACGAGTTTGCTTTCGTACCTACAAATATTGCCGAATCATTTTTTAGTTCGGTGTATCCTACAATATCTGCTGGTAAAAATACAAAGATGATTATAGTTTCTACCCCTTATGGTATGAATCAGTTTTACAAATTATGGACAGACGCTGAAAATAAAAGAAATGATTATATACCGATAGAAGTACATTGGTCTGAAGTTCCTGGTAGAGATGAAGCTTGGAAAGAACAAACAATAAGAAACACAAGTGAAGAACAATTCCAACAAGAGTTTGAATGTGAATTTTTAGGCTCAGTTAATACTTTAATATCACCTGCTAAAATTAAAACAATGGCCTATATGAATCCTGTTAAATCTTCAGGTAGTGTTGAAGTGTTTGAGGCACCTGTAAAAGGAAATACTTATGTATGTACTGTTGACGTATCCAGAGGTGTAGATAAAGATTATTCTGCCTTTATAGTATTTGATGTTACAAAAATGCCTTACAAGGTTGTGGCTCTTTACAAAAACAATGAAGTAAAACCATTTGTTTTTCCTAATATTATAGAACAAGTTTGTAAAGGTTATAATAGAGCTCATATATTAACTGAAGTCAATGATATTGGTCAGCAAATTGCTGATGCTTTGCAGTTTGAAATAGAATATGACAATCTAATGATGACAACTCAAAAAGGTCGTGCTGGCCAAATACTAGGCGCTATGTATAGTGGCCGAGGTACATCTTTAGGTGTTCGTATGACTAAACAGATTAAAAGAATAGGTTGTGCCAATATAAAGACTTTAGTAGAGGGTGATAAACTGATTGTTAATGCTTTTAAGATTATAGAGGAGATGTCAACTTTCGCTAAAAGAGGTCAAAGTTATGAGGCCGAAGATGGTGCAAATGATGACTTAATGATGTGTTGTGTCATATTTGGTTGGTTATCAAATCAGCCTTATTTTAAAGAGTTAACCAATACAAATGCTCGTCAACAAATGTATGTGGAACAACAAAACTTAATAGAGCAAGATATGGCTCCGTTTGGTTTTTTAGATGACGGTATCAACGAACACGAACAGGCAACTGTAGATGAATATGGAGATGTCTGGCATCCTGTTGATATAAGAAAAGGTATGTAGTTTTGGGTTATTATAAATATCTGTATAATGAAACTTTGACTATGGGCGTATGAATAATACGACTTTTGAACAATAAACAAATGTTAATTAGCTAATTAAGAGGAGAATAAACCTATGGCATTTCAAGTATCACCAGGTGTTCTCGTACAAGAAAAAGATTTAACTAGAATTATACCCGCTGTATCAACTTCAATTGGTGCTATGGCTGGTCAATTTAATAAAGGACCTTTAGATGAGGTTGTGGCTATTTCTAGCGAACAAGAGCTTGTAGATACATTCGGCAAACCAGATTCAAATACGTTTGAATACTTTTTTACAGCCGCTAACTTTCTACAATACTCTAATTCTTTAAGAGTAGTACGAGCATCAAACACAGGTTCTACAAACGCTAACTCATCAGGTTCAAGTGTACAAGTAAAAAATAATGATGACTATGAATCAAACTATGAAGATGGATCAGGCGTAGTAGGAACTTTCGCAGCTAGAACAGCAGGAACTTGGGGAAACAATTTACTTGTTTCTACTTGTCCTTCAGCAGCTGCCTANGAACAAACAACAGCAGNNGNTNCAATATCATCTGTTGANCAAGCTGATGTAGCAATCGGCGACACAACNATTGATGTTGATGACGGAACTGACTTTAATGTTGGTGACATAGTTGCCTTTTCAACAACAGCTGCTACAGCTGATTTTGATGATGGCGAAGAATATAGAATAACAGGAATCTCTACAAACGAATTGACAATCGTACAACACCCAAGAGGTGCTGGTGGTTTAAAAAAGGCTGTAGTAGATGACGCTCACATAAGAAGAAGATGGAGATATTACGATTCAGTTGACGGCGCTCCAGGAACTTCAGCATATGTATCTGACAGATCAGGTTCAGGTGATGAAATCCACGTAGTTGTTGTTGACGAAGATGGTGGTATTTCAGGTACTCCAGGAGAAGTAATTGAAACTTTTTCTAAATTATCAAAAGCTTCAGACGCTAAAACACCACAAGGTGGAACTAACTACTATCCAACTGTAATTAAAAATCAATCTAATTACATTTACTGGATGGATCATAACACAGCTGGTTCTAACTGGGGTAGCGCTGCTGCTTCAACTACATTTACAGCAGTTAGTACACCAACTAACGAATCACTATCAGGTGGTTCAGATGGTTCTACTGTAACTACAGGCGAATTAAAATCAGCATACGACTTATTTGCTGACGCTGATACTGTAGATGTTGGTTTAATTATGGCTGGTAAAGGTGACGCAACTCACATTGATAACCTTATCACAATAGCAGAAAACAGAAAAGACGCTGTTTTATTTGCTTCGCCAGAAAGAGCTGACGTAGTTGATATTACAAACTCTAATACACAAACAAATAACGTGATCAGTTTCTTTGATAGTATCAGATCATCTAGTTATGTTGTGTTTGATAGCGGTTACAAATACTGTTATGACAGATACAATGATGTGTATAGATATGTACCATTAAACGGTGATGTTGCTGGCCTAGCGGCTAGAACAGATTTAACAGCAGATGCTTGGTATTCACCAGCAGGCTTTAATAGAGGTATTATTAGAGGCGCTGTTAAATTAGCTTACAATCCAACTAAATCACAAAGAGATCAACTTTATCCTAAGAGAGTTAACCCCGTGTCAACTTTCCCAGGCCAAGGTACAGTTCTTTTCGGTGACAAAACTGGATTATCTTCACCATCTGCCTTTGACAGAATCAATGTAAGAAGACTTTTCATTACTTTAGAAAAGGCTATCTCTACAGCTTCTAAATTCCAACTTTTTGAGTTCAATGATGAATTTACAAGAGCGAACTTTAGAAATATCGTAGAGCCATTCTTACGAGAAGTACAAGGTAGACGAGGTATCACAGACTTTTTAGTAGTATGTGATGAAACTAACAACACAGGCGAAGTAATTGATAGAAATGAATTTGTAGCAGAAATCTTTGTGAAACCTGCTAGAAGTATCAACTTTATTACATTACAATTCGTTGCAACCAGAACTGGCGTGGCTTTTGAAGAAGTCGCTGGGTAATTTTAGAAAGAGGAGAAATTAGATATGCCAAATATAAATGACTTCAAAGCTAAACTTGCTGGCGGTGGCGCTAGAGCCAATCAGTTTAAGGTTACAATGCCTTTTCCTGGTTATGCACAAGTTGGTGGCGAAATAGAAGACTTAGCGTTTTTATGTCGTGCTACATCAATTCCAGGTATGGAAGTTGCCAATATCAATGTACCTTTTAGAGGTAGATCAATTAAGATAGCTGGCGATAGAACTATACCTGCTTGGTCGGTTACTGTTTTCAACGATACAGATTTCAAATTAAGAAACGCATTTGAAAGATGGCAAAACGGTATAAACAACATGACTGACAATGAAGGCTTAACAAATCCAGTTGACTATCAAGTTGACGCTTTTGTTGACCACCTTGACAGAAACGGTAATACAATTAAATCGTACACATTGAGAGGACTATATCCACAAAATATAGCTCCGATTGAACTATCGTATGATGAAGCGACAGCGATTGAAGAATTTGCTGTTACTTTTGAGTACCAATACTTTGAAAGTAATACTACAACTTAATATTAGTAAAGGTGGCCTGGTTCTCCAGGCCGCCTTTTTAAAACTCTTATAAGTAGTAGTACAAAGGAGAATAAATTATGGCTGAATTATTTGGATTTAGTATTACAAGGGCTAAGAAACAAGCCGATCCAAAACAAAGCTTCACAACAAC